AGTCGTTGACCTCTATGATTAATCAAGTGATTCTAAGTTCCGACTATGCTAAAAAAGCTATATTGGATAAAGATCAAGGAGGATTCGGAACCACTCCAGAAGGATATATTAAATGGTTTAAACTTGATGTACAGGTTGAACTTTTAAAGTATGATCCGATCACCGGTGACTATGCTAAAAAAATTACCTATCGAGTAGTACCGTACTATATTCATCAAAGTATATTTGCTAATCCGAGTTCTGCACCTGTGGGATATTCTGAACTAATGAAAACAGTAGTCAAAGAATATCAATACATCTATACAGGCCAAAATGTTGATGTTTTAAGGTTCGATATCAACATCAATAATTTATTTTATGCAGGCGCAAATCCTAGCCCTGAAAATCAAGGTTCAAAGACCGACAATCAAGATCAAAAACTGTCAGAACAAAAAAATAAAACTGCTAAGATCGGTCAAGGTCAAGCACCAGCATCACAAGCAGCTCAAATGGGTCGAGCCAGACCAGATCGTGATCCTAGATTGCTTAAAGGTTACAAAGGTGGTAATCCTGATAAGACTACTGAACAGAATATTGCTGAAAGCTTTCAGCAGGCGTTTATCAGCGGCAACAGTGCAGATTTAGTTACAGTTGATCTAGAAATCATGGGCGATCCATACTGGATAGTGGACAGTGGTATTGGTAATTATTTTGCTTCGGCACCGTCGCCTGTTTCGCAGATTACCAACGATGGTACTATGAATTATGAAAGTGGAAACATCTATATCTATCTAACATTTAGGACTCCGGCCGATATCAATGAAACTACTGGACTTTATGATTTTTCTGTAGCAGGCAAAGATAGCCCATTCAGCGGAATATATAGAGTGAACATGTGTGAAAATACTTTTTCAGACGGGCAATGGAAACAAAAATTAAAATGTCTACGTATGCCTGGTCCACAAGGCCCTGAAGCCGATAAGGCAACTCAAGGCACGTTGGCTACAGTAATATCAGCCGTTGGTAATAGTGCTGTAGAAGTAGGACCAGAAGATCCTGCTAAAACTTCACCTACAGATGATCCTAATCTTAACACATCGCCTTCTAACAGTTCTGCTGGTCCGCAGACTAATGTAAATGGATCTTCGGCCGCTAATGCTAGGACAGTTAACACATCTACCGAAGCACCTAGACGTGTAGGATTTAGATACTACAGAGACCTAGGACAAAACTAAGGATATTAAATGGCACAACACAGACGATCATCAGCAGCCAATGACGGAAGAACAGGCGGGTTAACAGAAGGCATATATCTTGCTCGAGTAATTAGCCACCTCGATCCTACCTTTATGGGATCTCTAGAAGTTACATTGCTTAAAGATCAAGGCAACACTGCTGGAGACGACAGTCAAATTTATATTGTAAAATATGCTTCGCCGTTCTTCGGTTATACACCTTTTGAGTTTATGGGTAAAAATGATGGAACTGCATCAACCATAGAAGGATTTAACGACACACAAAAAAGCTACGGTATGTGGATGGTACCACCTGATGTTGGAGTAAACGTATTGGTATTGTTTGTAGACGGTGATCCTAGTCAAGGTTATTGGTTTGCCTGCGTACCGGGTCGAAATATTAATAACATGGTACCAGCAATTGCTGGTTCTACAGAAAATACATTAGATCCTACAGACAAACAGAGATATGGAAATACTAAACAGCCGTTGCCTGTAGCTGAAATAAACAAAAGAATTAATGGTGAACGTCAAGAAATAGATCCCGAAAAAATTAAAAAAGTTGTTCATCCTATTGCTGACAGATTTTTAGAACAAGGGTTGTTAGAAGATGATATAAGAGGAACTAGTACATCCTCTCCACGGAGAGAAGTTCCTGGGATGGTATTCGGTATTTCAACGCCAGGTCCAGTTGATCGAAGGACCAATGCTAAAAAAGCAGTGATAGGTAAAAACGACAGCAAGTCTGCTCCAATTCCTGTGAGTAGACTAGGCGGTACACAACTAGTATTCGATGATGGCGACGATCGTTATCACAGAGAAAAATCTGCAGCAGAAGGTCCGGTCAAATATGTTGATCTATTAGAAAGTAAAAATGCTAATGATCAAGGTCAACCTACAATACCGTACAGTGAATATTTTAGAGTACGTACTAGAACCGGACATCAGCTATTGATGCACAACTCAGAAGATTTAATCTATATCGGTAATGCCAGAGGCACAACGTGGATTGAATTAACCAGTAATGGTAAAATTGATATCTATGCTCAGGACAGCATTAGTATTCATACTCAGACAGATTTGAATATCAGAGCCGATAGAGATATCAATATGGAAGCTGGAAGAAATTTTAATCTTAGAACAGAATCGGGGAAGTTCCATGCAGAAATCGCCACCGATCAAGAGTGGCTGGTTAACAAAGATGCAAAGCTCACTGTCGGTGCTAATCTAGATGTGTTAGTAGGAGCAGCACTAAAAATGTCCTCAAATACTGACTTTGAACTAGCGACAAACACTGAACTTAAAGTATCTGCAGCAGGTGATATCAGTGTAGGTACTCCGTCAGAACTTAAATTAAACGGCGGAAAAATTAATCTTAACGGACCTAATAATGCTGAAACTGCCGCAGTTGCTGATTTTGTAAAACCTTACGAACTGCGAGATAATCCAGCAACTAGTTTTAACGCAGGATGGGAAGTAAAACGATATCAGTCTGGTATAGTTAAAAGTTTCATGAAACGGATCCCCATGCACGAACCGTGGCCGCTACACGAAAATCAAGCACCAGCTCAGCTAACGCCAGACAATACAGATAGGGATGTGTAATTATGGGAAAACTTTATAATCAAAAATCAGTGGCAACGTCCACAGCAGTAGTATCTGAAAATCAGGGAATGTTTACCTATAAGGGATTCAGTTCAAAAGAGACTTCTAAAAACTATAAACTTTACGATATTGATTTGGTAAAACAAGATCTGTTAAATCATTTTTATATTCGCAAGGGAGAAAAATTAGAAAATCCAGAATTCGGAACAGTAATCTGGGATATGTTATTTGAACAGTTTACTGAAGATGTAAAAAATATCATTGCTAAGGATGTGGAAGATATTATTAACTACGATCCTCGCATAGCTGTAAATGAAGTACAGATAGATAGCACAGATCAAGGTATTAGAATTCAAGCAGACATTGTTTATATTCCTTTTAATGTCAACGAGCGCATGACATTTAACTTTGACAAAACTAATTCTACGATAATCTGAGCAGTTTATTTTCCAAGGTAAATATGGTATATGACAACAACTAGCAGACAAAATAATCTCATTTTAAACCAAGACTGGACTAGAATCTACCAGACTTTTAAAAATGCAGACTTTAAATCCTACGACTTTGAAAATCTTCGTAGGGTTATTATTACCTATCTACGTGAAAATTATCCTGAAGATTTTAATGATTATATTGAAAGTTCAGAATATCTAGCACTGATTGATGCAGTAGCATTCCTAGGACAAAGTCTTGCTTTCCGCATCGACCTTGCCAGCCGCGAAAATTTTATTGAGCTAGCAGAAACTAAAGAAAGCGTGTTAAGAATAGCACGTATGCTCAGCTATAATGCTAAACGTAATCAATCAGCCAGCGGGTTGTTGAAATTTACTTCAGTCACTACCACAGAAGATTTAGTAGATAGCAACGGTCGTAATTTAGCACAACAGATTATTAGTTGGAATGACCCCACAAACACCAATTGGCTAGAACAGTTTATTACAGTTTTAAATTCTGCTATGGCAGATAATACCGAGTTTGGAAGAAGCCAAGGATCAGCAGTGATTCAAGGGATTCCTACTGAGCAATATCGATTTAGAACTACCAGCACAGATGTGCCACTTTTTTCTTTTACTAAAACAGTAGCAGCTCGAGGAATGAGTTTTGAAATAGTTTCTACGGCATTTAAAAATAGTGAAAACATCTACGAAGAGCCACCAGTACCAGGAAACCAGTTAGGCTTTGTTTATAAAAATGATGCTACAGGCCCTGGAAGTCCCAATACCGGATTTTTCTTAATGTTTAAACAAGGCACACTAGAGCTAGCAGATTTTTCAATCGACATTCCTACCACCAATGAAAAAATTGCAGTAGATGCAGTTAATATTAATAACAATGACATATGGTTATACAGCTTAAATTCTGCGGGTGTGCAGTTAGAAGAATGGACCAAAGTTTCTGCACTAGCCGGTAATAGCATTGCTTATAACAGTATAAGTCAAGACATTAGAAATATCTATGCAATCAACACTAAAGAAAATGACACAGTTGATTTGGTGTTTGCAGATGGTGTCTACGGAAATTTACCTCAAGGAGCTTTTAGAGTTTATTACAGAACCAGCAATGGGCTGTCATACACAGTCTATCCTAATGAGCTCAGAGGAATCAACATTGGTGTCAGCTACATTAATAAAGCCGGTGTTGAACACACTCTAACTATTGGCCTGGCTCTACAATCAACTGTAGCTAACTCTGCAGCATCGGAGGATATCGACACTATTAGAACTAATGCTCCTGCAGTATACTACACACAGAATCGTATGATAACTGCAGAAGATTATAATCTAGCACCGTTATCGGCTTCTCAAAATATTGTAAAAATTAAATCAGTTAATCGAACATCAAGTGGTATTTCAAGAAACTACGATCTATTAGATGCTTCTGGAAAATACAGCAGTATAAATGTATTCTGCGATGACGGTTATATCTACAAAGAAGAAACAGAAAATGTTTTAAGTTTTAAATTTGATAATAGAGTTGATGTTATTAATTTTATCAGACGTGCTATCGAACCAGCATTTTTAGATCCTGAAGTGTATAATTTTTATTTTACAAAATTTGACAGAATTCTATTTACAGATTCTAACACAATATGGCAATCAGTTACTACTGAAACATCAACAGGTTATTTTAAAAACGTAGTTGATAATTCACTATTAAAAGTTGCTTCATATTCAACCAGTAACTTAAAATATTTTACAGTTGAATCTCTGATTAAATTTGTTCCTCCTGCAGGCAAAGCATTCCGTAGAGGACTGATAGTTGATATTGATCTCACCGATCCAGAACAGACAGATAGGTTATGGACAAAAGTTGTAAGAATTGCAGGTGACGGCACTAATGCAGGTCGAGGAGTATTGACCAACGGACTTGGACCAATTACATTAAGTGATGCAATCCCATCAGGAGCAATTGCTTCTAGAATTGTTCCTAGATTTGTATCTGATCTTAGCAATGCGTTAGAGATTGAGATTGTAAACCAATCAGTACAGAATCTTAACTTCGGATTACGTTACGATGTAACAACCACCGATTGGAAAGTCATCACCAGTTCAAATATTAATTTAATTAATAATTTTAGTTTAGGTAAGGCAGGCGATACTACCAATACTAATGTTGACGCATCTTGGATGATAGCATTTGTTAAAGAGTTAGATCGTTATACTGTGAGAATTAGAAAACTCAGCTACGTGTTTGGTAGTCTGGAGCAGAATCGTTTTTACTTTGACAGCAATGAAAAACGATATAACGATCAATTAGGAAATGTAGTCAAAGATCAAATCAAGATTCTCAGCATCAATACTGGACAAGATTTATTAACTGAGCTTAGACAGGATGTTCCTTTTGAAATTGCAGATACAATTAAGTTTGATGACGGATTCGAAAGTACAACCGAAATAAAATTATCCTTTTATGATTCTGATAACGACGGAGTAATTGACAATCCTGAGTCGTTTGAAAAAATTGTAGGAACTGATCAAGAATTAAACTATCTATTTTTTGAAGAAACAGTAGATCAATACGGAACCACACAATATTTGTTGATAGATAATTCTAATGACTTTGTGTTAGTCAGAGAAAAAGAATCAGTAATTGATTTTACAGATACAGCGACATATCCTGATGGTCAATTGATTTACTTTTATGATATTGATCAAGATGTAATTAAACGTGTTAATAGAAGTACCAATACATTTGATCTTGAAAGAACCTATAAGGCGTTAATCGGAAGAAGAAATCTTAAATTTCAATACATTCACAATGCCAGCGTAGATCGCAGAATCGACCCTAGCTCTAGTAATATCATGGATATCTATCTGTTGACAAGATCATATGATGAAGCTTACAGAATATGGCTAGCTGGTGGCACTAGTGTAGAACCAGAAGCTCCGACTACAGACAGCTTACGAACATCGTTCGGTGCAAATCTATCTCAGATTAAATCGATCAGCGACGAAATAATTTATCATCCTGTAAAATACAAAGTTCTGTTTGGTGATAAAGCAGATCCTAAGCTGCAGGCAATATTTAAAGTGGTAAAA